CACTTGGTAATCTCTGACCAAGTGATACTGCGGAGCTGGGCCTCACTGTTGGCCGACACAATTGTCGTCGAGCCTATGCGCGTCGAAAGCATCCACAGCACAAGCCATGACACTAGCGCCGACTTACCGATCCCTCGACCAGACGCGACCGCCAGCCGAAAGACGTTGTAGTCGACCCGACCGCCGTTGTCTTTGATGTGCTGCGTGATCTTCCGCAACACCTGACGCTGCCACTTGCGCGGGCCTTTGTAGTTGGCTAGTGGCGTGCCCTGTTGCCCCCACGGGAACGCAAAGTTCACAAACGCTTCCGGGTCGTCTTTGATGCGCGGCTGCCAAAGCCGCGTCATCAAGAGCTGTTCGTCAGACGCGCTGTAGATCGGCTGCTGCAAGTGTTGGCTCCAGTCGTTCTGTTACCTGTACGTCGATGACGCGCTGCTCTGCTTTTTCAAGCGCAGATATTACGCTGATCTGCTGCGCCACGTCGATTTGCACCTGCTGCTTAGCCACCCAATCGTGTCTGTGACGAAGAATTTCTAGCGCCGCTTTGGTGTCGCCCGAAAGCGCGGCGTCCATCATCACAGCCGCAAGCGCCCCTTCTGCGTCAGCGCGTCCCTTTTGTTCTGCCATTTCGGCGATTGGGTCCATCTCGCACAGACGCCGATACTCGGTCGGCAACATGCCGGCTTTCAACGCCAGCGAGTCACCCTTTAGACCCAACTTGGCAGCCTCGTAGATGCGCTGCAAGCGCGCCTCGGTCGCCTCTAGTTTGCGCGCGGTGAGCGGCAAGGATTGGAAGGTCATGGCCAGATGGTGTGCTGCAAATAGTGTTACAAATAATTATAGCATTTTGCAAAAAATTTGTGCGACCTCTCCGTTTTTGACCGGCCCGGTCGCCGGCCCTCACCGGGGGCTCTCACCCACGCGGTTCCGATCCGCCAGCCCGCCAGCCCGCCCGCCTCGCTGGGTGGCGTGGGGTAGCACCCCGTCAATTGGTAGCCCGTTGGGTAGCGTGGGGTAGCGCCCCACTAGTCGACAAGCGCTTGCCTAGGGTTACCTGATGTTGGAAATGTGGGCAGGGTGGGGCAGCCCAAAAGCAAAGCGCTCATGCGGTTTGCGTGGGGTGCCCCATGCCACCCGGCTGTTGGCGCGGGGCTGTCGGCGCGGGGATTGTGGGGTGGTTGGGGTAGCTGGGGCACCCCCCTAAAAAAAGTCCCTATAATTTACACTACTGTATATATATACAGTATAAACACAAAACATTTTTTAGATATTACCTACTACCCCACACTACCCCGCTCGAGGGGCACGCCTACATCCAGCGCCGCCCACGCCCCTAACCCACACGCGCCCCACCTCACCCACGTCACAAGACTTGTCGCGCTCTGCTACACGTTTTGCGTGGGGTAGTGAAAAACGATACAAACTTTAGAGCATGGCTTGACACTGCTATAAATCTTGTGGCAAGATGTCGCCATGCGCTCGCGTGAGCGCGTCAACAACCTGGAGCAAACGACATGACACGCTCGCAAATCATCCACGCCTTGCACGCCTTCATCGAATCACGCCCTGGATTCGATCCGGCGAACTACGCCGGCGCGCCCGAGGCATACCGAGCAGACTCTCGCCGCGCCTTGCGGCACTTGCATGACGCTCGCGCCATGCTGAAAGCGATCGGCTGGCGCGACAGTATCAGCGCCGACGATATCGCCCGCGCCAAGCACCATCGAATCGATTTCGTGCCGGCTGGCAACGTGGTACGTGTCGACTACACCACGGGTCAGTATTACCCGATTGAGTACCGCGCAGCGGCATGCGCCACGCTCGCCGCGACCTTGTGGGACTACTTCCGTGAGAAGTGTGGCGCCAAGACAGCTGACGACATCCGGCGCATGGCGCGTATGGAGCTTGGGCGCTCGCTCGCTGGCCGTTGGTTTCGTTGAAAGGGGCTGATCATGTGGTGGACAGAATCACTAGGCCGAATCGAACTCAACATTACGAAAGCACAAGCCGCTTCGTGCGCTCACATGGGTTCCTGCGATGCTGATATCGCAATCCTTCGAACTGTCCCGGCAATCCGGCGACAACTAAATAAGCTAGACCCTGATTTAGTGCGCGATGCCTTGAAAGAATACGGCGCATGGAATCTAACCGAAATGTCAGACCATGACGCTAACCTTTCCCGCTTGCTCTGGATTGCATGCTGCGACATTACAGAAGGACGTTAACCATGCCCTCAAACCTCATCGAATGGACCCTTTTTCTCATCGCCGGTATCGCGCTCGGTTGCGCGCTCTTTTTTGGATTATCAGCATGAAAACCCTTCGAAGCTTTGCTGAGATCCCGCCTCACGCCAAATTCATCGGCGCGTCTTGGTATGACGGGTTTATTGCGCCGTCGATCCAAGACGAAATCGAGCGGGCCATTGAACCCGCTCGAGTTCGCGCGCCGGACGGATCAATGCTCTACTTTGAACTGGCGCGCGAATGATCGCGGCCATTTTAGTCGGTCTGCTAGTCGCCGTGCTGGCCGTCGCCTTGCGACTCTAACCCTTCCCACAAACAATCAGGGCGCCCGAAGGCGCCCTTTTTTATTTGACGGCGCGCAAGGCGCCGCCGCCCGGCGGGCGCTCCGACAATCGCCTCAGTTCAGCCTTGCCCAGCTCGGCCAAGTCAGGCGCGCAGTACAGATGACGTTTCGTGGGATGCTCGCGCGAGTGACACATTCCGCAGTCGAGCCATCCGGCCTCAGCCAGCGCGTGAAACAGTGCCGACACGGGTACCCGCGCCCCGGACGGCGCTAACGCGCTCAGGCGCCCGCAAAGTTCTTGCCAAGGGGCAGACACCACGCCCGAGGAAAACTCGCCTATACGGCCCCTGATCAACTCCAAAAGGTACGATTCCACGGGTGACATGCCCGCCTCGGTCATCATCCGCTTCGCCTCGGTCACCATAGGCGTCGCGCCAGGCTCGAACGCGCTCACGTCCCGAGCGCGCAGGTAGCCCGCGACTGCTTCACGTCCGCCCACCAGATACCACGCCCACAGCGCCGACGATTCCGCCTCGGTCATACGGGGCGCCGACGTCCAGATGACGAACCAACGCCGATCGTCACTAGGCAACGCGATCGGGATGCGCTCATTCGAGAATGCGATCACCAACAACCGATTTGCGCTCATGTACGGCGCAAGAAACTTGCGATTGACGGGCAACACCTCGGGCGGCGCGGCCAGTAAAGGCTTCAATTGATTCTCAAGCGCGCGACGGTCTTTGGCCTCGGCCTGGCGCAATTCGTTGACCACCAGCACCTCAGACTCGAGCGCATAGCCCCACGATGACGTCACCTCCTCGTTCCGCACCAGCGCCACGTTCCCGAGGTCTTTGCCACCGATCGCGTACAGGAAAGGGGCGAATAGCGAATCTTTACCGCAACCCGGCACGCCCGCGAACAAGATACCGTGATTGACCTTGACACGCGGATGCTGAACTTTAAAGGCCAAGACAGTTAGTAAGTGCTCACGTTCACGAACATCCGGTACCAGGCGCTCGACGTGCGCGAGCCACGGCGACACGTCACCAGATCGGCCCTCGGGGCGCGCGTCACGCCAACGGTTACCGAATGCAAGGCCATCACGGGCGCAAACGATCGTCTCGCCCGCAGCGTAGGTCAGCCCCGCCAGCACTCGAGCGCCCATGGCCTGTCGGTTCTCATCAAAGCTAATAGACGCTTCGACCCGGCGCTTCTTCGCGCCCGTGGCGTGCACCGACCAGCACGTCACATGCCGGTACAGCGCGTTGAAGGTCTGGCGCGTTAGTTCTCGACGCTCGATCAGGTCAAAGTAGCAGTCCCCGTCCGCGACGTAGGCGTACCGTTCGAACCACTCGGCCTTCTCTAACCGTCCGGCCTCCCGGCGCTCGACCTCGGCCACCACCGCCGCCGCAGCGTCAGGGTAATCTTCGGTCGGCGTCAGGCGCGACATGACCTCGGCCATCTTGGCCGTCAGCAACTCGTCCCGCAAGCCCGGCGTATGCTTTGGCCCACCTTGCTCTGCGACCCACGCGAGGAACCGGGCGCTGTCCCAGTCGCCACAATGGCCGTGATAACAACAATACGCGCGCGTGAGGCCCAGATACCGGCCCTCGGGGTTCCCGTCGCTATGGTCGGCGCTGTTAGGGCAGACGACCCCAGCCCAGCCCTCCGGGTTCGGGCGCGACAGCACCAGACCCTGCGCCGACAGCCACGCGAGCACGTCATCAGCCCCGTCGTCCGACAGGCGCACGGGCCGCACGCCCGCGCTGTCGTCCGGGCCTGGGTCGACGCCCAGAGCGGCGCAAAGGTCCGGCAGGCGATAGACCCGCTCGGGGTGGAACTCAACCAGCCGCGCTTGAAAGCCGCCCTTGTCGGGCTTCAGGTTGACCGAGCCCGGTAGGCGGAAGTTGCGGACCGGATTGATCGCGCCAGGGTCACTGTAACCGGCCTCGGCAATCGCGCGAATGGCGGCGCTGTAGGCCGCTTTGGTCGGTTGGTCCTCAGGGTCAAAAGCGTAGCCCCACTGGAAGCTGCCCGCGCTCGTCTCCATGATCCAGGTCGGCGGCACGGGTGAGGTCTTCGGTGCCTTGCTGGGCTCGCCCACGTCATCCAGCACCATCACCAGCACATAGTCGACGTTAGCAGCGCTCGCAGACGGGCGACCCTGCTCGAACCGATCGATGACAAACGACCCGGTGTTGCCGTACCAGGCGCCCTCACGCGCCCGAGACAGGTCCGGCAGCATGGCCGGCCATGACGCCTTCAGCGCGCCGTCGGCGTGGTACTGCAATTCGCCGTTCGCGTCCCTGCGTGGCTTCTGGCGCACAAATAACGCTGTCTCGCCCTCGGGCGCCAGATTGATGATAAACTGCTCGAAATTCATACCTTCTCCTGTAGTTCAGCGCCCGCCTGCCAGCGGGCGTTTTTATTTGCCATATCGGGCCATGATCTTGGCCTCAACGGCGAGCGGCAATCCCACCGCCCAATCGGGTGGGGTCACCATAATACGCTCAAGCTCGGCTTTGGCCTTCTCAGGCTCAGCCGTCTCGATCACAATCTCGTCATGTACGTGTGCGGTAACCCCGTCACACTGCCGTAGTGCGGCGCGTAGGATGTCATGGGCGCTTGCCTGCGTCACATTCTCGCAAGCGAGCCCGCCCCACAAGCGCGCTCGCGGCCACTCGGTCGCATCAGCCGCAGGCTTCCATGACGCCTTGGCGTAGGTCAGATGCTCGCCCTCGAACTTGGCAAACGGGTAGCAGAGCACGCGCCCGCTGGGCAGCATGTACCAAAGGTGCTGTTTGTCGTAGACATACGTTATACGACCCGCCGTGAACTCATGGCCCGGATGACGCATCGCGGACATGTACGCGCGCTCAAGATCCTGCCAGAACATCACGGCCCACGGGTTCGCACGGCGCCAAGCGTCGACCATGCGGCGGCTTTCTGCCTCTGCCACACGCACGCCGTAAACGCGGCCCATCGCGGCGAACGCGCCAACACTTCCGCCAAAAGCTAGGGCAAGCTCCATCACTTTCCCTCGCTGCCTAAAATCGACCATTGTTGCGTCGTTGGCCTCGTAACCGGCCTTGATGGCATCGTAACTGGCCCCAAACGCACTGGCGGCGTTAACGATGTACGGGTCAAGCTTGTTCCGGTAGATGTCGAGCTTTGCCTCGCCTTGAAGTGATGCAGACAGCCACGGGTTGACCCGGCCCTCAATGGCCGACCAATCAGCGACGACGAACGAGTGGTCAGCGACGAGTGCCGGGCGGAGCATTGACTTCAGGGCGTCGGTGACCCGCTTTCCGAACCGAGGCACGACAGCGTGGCCTCGAACGAGGGCGTGTCGAAGTTCAACGGGCTCCTTGGCGGACTTCCGAGGGAAGTTATGGACCTGCGCTCCATATGACGCAGCGCGGCCTGTCGCTGCGCCTCCAGCAAATACAAATGCGCCTCGCACACGCTGATCTTCGTCATCAGCCAGCGACGCGAGGCGGCCAAACTTCGCAGTGCTCGACGCCCAGAGGTCGTCGGCGCATTGGATGACCTCGGCAACAGCGGGCGGTACCTCATCAGGATTCTCCATCGCAAGCAAGTTCGCTCGCACGGTCTTGTCAATCGAGTCTTTGTCTTTCGAGCGCGCCAACTTCCGGGCCTCTGGCCCAAGGCGCTCCAGCACCCAAGCGCGCATCTTAGGCGACCGCACGGACGTCACCGCGCCCTCGGTCAGTTCGACAACGCGCGCCTCGATCTCGACGCGCTCAGCCTCGCTGTAGCGCATGGCCGCAAGGCACAGCTCGACATCGACCTTCACGCCTCGGTCGTTGATGCGCTCGTTGACGTGGTAGTCGGCAAGCTCTTCGGGCGACAGCTCACGCAAGCTCTTACTGATCGCGCGCATGGCGCGCACGTCCTGGCGGCAATACTCGAAGAGCGCGGCCAAGTCGTCGGGCGTGTGCTTGAACGGTGGCAGGCAGCACTTCCTGACCAATGCTGCGCCCTTGTGGTCTTTCTTCATGCTGGCGCCCGCGAACCGCCCGACGTCCTCAAGGCTACCCGGCGCGCAGTTTGATCGCGCTTGCGCGGCGGTGCAGTAGAACTGTTCGAGCGCAGGCTCCGGCAGGTCAAGGTCGGGGCAGAGGACGTACCAAAAAATCAGACGCTCGAACGCCGCATTGTGCGCGCGGATTTGGTGCGTCAGGATCTCACGCGGAAACGGCTGATCAGGCGTCCAAAGTTCGACTTCGCCGTCGTCGATCGCATACGCCATGCAGAGCACCTGCGTGGACGGGTGGCGAGCGTAGTTGTACGGGCCGCGAGCGGGTAGGTCACATTCGCTGCGGGTTTCGAAGTCAAGCCAAATCATATTGCACCTTAGTGTATTGGATGCCCGTCTTTCCGGGCTGTCCGCAGGCTCACGGAGCTGGAGGAGACACTACGCCCTCCGCGCCTGCTGCCGGTGTTGTCCGTCACCTCCGGCTGGACGTCGGACATCAGGCGGCGCGGCGACGACGGCGGGGCGCGTCTTCGGCAGCAGCAGGGGCTTCTTCCGCTGCTTCTTCGCCGTCCATCGACACCCACTCGACGATCTCAAAGACCGGCGTATAGATGCGTCCATACGATTTATGCTGATAGTGATCCTTGCCCAGCGTCACGATCGGCACGGGGCGCTCGGGATCCTTCTCCACCTGCGCCGCGATCGCCACCGCCAACTGCTGCACCGCGCGCTTGCCGCCCACTGACGTGGTGGTGTAGCGGCACTCAAGGCCCGCGTCTTCACCAGTCAGGCACTTCAGCATCAGCCCCACCTGCTGCTCCCAGCCCTTCTTCGCGCTTGGGGGCGCGGCGTCAAGCTCTGGCAACGGTTGGGTCACAGACGACATCTTCTCGGCCAGCACCTCACCGTCGCCCCACGCGATGAAACCGTGGACAAACGAGAACGGGTTGACGGCCCAGCGGGCGTCATCTTCAGCCTCGGTCTGATCTGCACCATAGACCCAATGACCCGTTTTGTCCATTTTGATGATGGCAGACGACATGGGCGCTACGGTTTCCAGCGTGCGCAGGGACTGCGCGAGCGTGGTGACAGCGGGAAGACCTGCTTGAGCGAACTTTACTAAATTACTCATTATTATCACCTTTACACAAGTTTAGAGAGGGCCGCAGTGAGCTGCTGCCCGATTAGCACCTTCGCTGGCCGAGGATCGCTCTCCGGTGCGATGGTGTCGCCAGAACTGACAGAAACCGTCAGACCCTCGGGCAGTTTGAGCTTGTGCGTCTTCAGCACCTTCTCGACCTGCGCGGGAGACTTCAGGTCCATCAGTTCAGACTCCGCGACGCCAAGGGCAACAATTGCCTCCTTGGCCTCTTGTTCTTTAGCCCATGAGCGCTGAGCGCGCTTCGGTACAAGTTTATACCCCGGCACCTGGCCGCCTTTCTCAAGGACCGCAAGCGCCGCCTTACGCGCGGCGTCGATGACCGCCTCGACCCGCTCGGCGTCTTGCAGGATAGCAGCAATCGCCTGTATCGGCAGCGCGTCGAGTTGCGTCTTAACTAAGCGGTCGCGTGCGCCGTTCATCGCCGGGCAGATGATCTTCGCAGGGCACCACTTGCAGTGCTCGCCCGCGTGGGGCGCGGTGTCGCGCTCGGCAGCGGCAAGGGCCATGCGCAGCTCATGCTCAAACTCACGCAGACGCGCCTTATCAGTCACCCAGCGCCGCACGACCGGCGGCTGCACGATGATGAGCTCAACGAACGTCCGGTCACGGAATGCCCAATGGTCGCACGACAGCGCCGCAGCGGCGTAGAAGAGCAACTGATAGTTCTCTTCCGCCGTCACCTGGTGCCCGTCGCCGGTCTTCCAGTCGAGCACGTAC